ATTCCCTTACCGTGCTAGGGTTGCAACCTTCAAATGTCATGCTCATTTGAGAATAGCATTTTATTCTTTTTGCGCGAATTTTTTTGCAAATAAGTTCTATACCTTTCCACCAACCCCCTACACCTGCCCAACTCCATCCGCAATCTCTTAATCTCAGTTGCCTGAGTACGAGCCAACACTTTTGCCCGTAGTAAAACCTGTAAATAAGGGTCAGTCATAATATCTGTATTTTAACACCTATTTTTTTATGTCTGTAGGAAATCTGGCGTAGATAAGATTTGATACTAAGGTCAAAAGCTTTAAGCCGAAACCGAGACCTGAAATATATATCAGAATATTGAAATATATATGAGCCTCAAGAAAAATATCAAAAAAAAAATATCTTTTTTACCTCAAAGAAATCAACAACTTATTCAAAAAAATATCCCAAAAATATCAGAAATATCATTTTTATCAGAAAAATATCAAAAATATCTCAGAGCAATTCAAAATTCACCCCCAATATCCGAGCGTGTCAGGGGCAAAACCGAGAAAAAAAGATTTGAAAATAATTTTCGAATGGCAGGATAAAGTTTTTTATATAATAAGAATATTTTTTATGTGATTCCACAGAAGGTCTCTCCCTATGCCTACCCTTATGCCCCCGACTTGCGCCCCTCTCCTGTGACCTTAGTATCACACCCCCCTGTCTGCCCACACCACCAGACCACGGGCAACCCCAGACCCACCCTAGGATTTTATCACATCTGTTAGTATTTGTCAAGGGTATATGTGTGCGGTGCATCACAGAAACCTTCATCAATATGCTGTATACTTCCGTGGGTGGGGTCAGGGGCTAAGCACAGGAAAGTATTTGATACTAAGTGCAAATAAGTATTGACAAATAATAAGCGTTATGATATACTTCCGTGGGTGGGTAAGAGGGCTACCCTACTGATACGCTATCTCTCTATCTGGCTCTACTGTGAACTGTGATGTTATCATGGGGGATGGTTGCACCCCGAAGCTTGCCCATGTCCACCGTTGCATCGTGAGTCCATACACTACCCCCGCGAAGGCATCACTCAAGTCCTTAGTGTTATAAGCGTTGTGGTCTATCTTCCCCTTGGACGTTCTCTCTAGGTGTACCAGTTCATTGCGTACATGGGCATCTTCAGGAGCAGCTATCCGTGCATCATTGAGTGCTGACTTCAGGATGTCATATGGTAAGGGTGTCTTGTCCATTGATTGTAAGCCTGTCATGTACCCACGCCCCCTTAGTATCTGTAAGCTATCGACTGACTGGTATGAGTCGAATGTCACCCAACGTATCAGTACACCTAACTCAGTAAGCTTATATAGGATTGTCCTGATCTTACTAAAGTTTATCTCATCATTCATGGGTGGAGTAACCCGCAAGAACCCGTCAATGCGTATGTGGGGCATCATGCCACCCACCTTGCTATCCTCATCCCCTTCTATCATCACGAACTTATCCACGTACCCTATACAGAAACCTGCTGCATCAGACGTTAAGCCTAAGTCTATGTGACAGAATCGGGGTCTATGTGGCTCTGTAATAGCATCCTTGACTAAGCCCACCTGTGTAACAACAAAATCACAGTCTCCACGGGTAAAGATACTTTTGATCTTAGTATCAAAGTTGTTGTTGAGTGCTTCCACGTTAGGCAGATAAGGAGCCTTGGCAACCGTACTCACCCCTGCTATCTCTCTCAGGGCATTGTAGATATCGTTAATGAATCGCTTTTTGTACTCTTGGGGTATCCGCTTAACCTGAGCAGGGTAATCTTTCTTAGTGCTCTTCACATCAGCGGGGTCAATGATGTACGGCTTGCGGGTATCGGAGCCGATGAACACGCTAAACCATTTGCCTGTGAATACTTCGGGGGGCTTCATATCCCATATCACTTCATCCCGATAATATATCCCCGCATCTTTCTTGGCTTCTGCTGCCTTGCGGTCTGTGAATTGTCCGGGATAGTTCTTGGAGCTACCTAAGCAAAGTATTCCCGGCACTACCCCTTGACGCATGAAACGCGATTCTCTACGGGAGGCAATTGAGTTATACAATTCTATTGCTTGGTTGAATTGCCCCCCATCAACTAATTTGCGGGAACTATCGACTACCTCCATGAAATTTATTTCATCGACAAACCCCCCGTAAACATTTTGACCGATGGTAGCAGATGTCTCCCCCGATGTAGGAAAGACACTTATGTTTTTTGGGAAGACCAACCGCGAATCTAAATCCTTCCGATAGGGAAAGACCGTATTGAAATATTCGCTGTTCTCAATCATGTTTCGAAAACGCGCATAATCGACATCCCGCGCAACTCTCGCATTTATCGACTGGAAAACAAAGTAAATTTCTGAAGCTCGGTCTTGATTCAGCAGCAGATGTGGAGATCGAAAGCAAGATAATAAATAAAGTTGATATGCTGTTGTATACAGTGCTCTAGTAGTTTTTGCTGTTCCTATTCCTCCTGTTAATACACACTCGTAGTACGTCTGCCCCAACCTGTCACCGTTAGGGTTATTTATTTCTATAATACTGTCCATTACAGCAGGCCAAACTTCATCCCCCGTTCCCAAAAACTTTTTATCAAATATGAATTCTTCTATGGTAACTGGATATCTGCCCAACAATAGAAGGGAAGGCAAACGAACAATATTCTCACCTTCAAGATACCATTCTATTGACTGTCTTATATCCTTGCTGAATGGGTCTTTCTTGCCCACCAAAGATCGGTGCATACTACTAAGCTTTTTTGCTGATTGCATATCTAGGGGGCAAACAGTTCTAAGGCGAATTCATCCATTGCAGCATGTGCTTTATCCTTGTCTGTTTCTGGGACTATATTTATTACATCATCCATCACACTTGCATTGCCCCGAATGTGTGCGAAGACCCCGCAATAATCTAAGAATCGGATTTTATTCATCTCGGTATCTGAGGCAACTTTCAGGGCAGCAATTTGCTCTTTGGCACTGTACGCCTTATCGGTAGCCATTCCCATAGACATGTTTCTTACCTCCATGAAGAACGCGACTGTCTCCCCCAAAAACTCGTTTAAGTCTATGTTGGTAAAACTGCGTTTGTGTAAGTCCTTAATTTGGTCTTTGATTTTGCAGATCATGCGTGTACTGACTTCAAGCTTTTCTGCTATGCGTTCATTAGTCCAACCCCGCATATGGAACCGATGCACTAAGACAATCCGACTGTCTTTTTGGTCATCTGACAATCCATTGTATCTGCCTTCCCCGCCGATGGGTGTAACATCAAACAATTCATCGTCTGTCATGTTCACGAACTTGCCGATATTGCCCAACCGTTCCGTATCAAGCCCAGATGTATTTTTGGCAAGATTTAAGTGTTTGGTGACTTTGACATTGGAAGGGTCAACCGCATTTAGTTCTGATAATTCCGTTTCGGGAATATCGGATTTCAGTTTTCCAATTTTCAACTTGGTTTTGAACTTTTTAGCTACCAGTTTTGCCGTCTTTTTCTTTGGTTTGTGTTCAAGTAATACAGACATAAAAAAACACCAATCATAACTAGAATTGGTGCAAATACTAAAACTCTCTGATAGTTCAGTCAAGAACTATTAATTTAGAAATTAGGTGATATCAGGATTTGATACTAAGGTCAAATTTTGTTTCCTTCTGTTCCATACCTCTTTCATGGTTTTAAGGTTCCTGTTCAGTTCCCCAATCGCTTTCCTGACAGCAGCAGGGGTCACTTCGTAGGCAACAGCGACTTCATAAATGTCCTGTTCGTATTTGACCACAGAATTACCAATACGGATATTCTTCAATAATTCTGATGCTGTGGATTCTCCTGACATTAGTAATTATCCTTCTCTGACTATAAGGCTAACCAGATCAACCAACTCTGATTTATTGAAATATGCTGTAACCTGATCTACCAGTTCAGCAGTATCATGTGAGCAAAAGAATTTTCCGTTCAGCCGAATGTAATATGGTTGGGTTGGTGCATCAGGCATAAATTTGCCAAACGCCCCCAAAAGGTCTACTGCCATGTCTCGCTTGTTCATGTTCCTGTTTCCTTTTGATATTCAAGTGGGGTATCACAAAGAAATCCGTGTGAGGCATCTGCCCCGTTTGCTTCTCCGAAATAGCCCACGGTTTCACAATCCATATTGATTGCATAAAAGTGAGTGTAAGGGTCTTCCCCTTTCCCATCAGACCGATTCAGTTTCGTGTTTGCTTCACGGGTTGCCTGAACCCACTGGTGGAAATCGATATGCTGAACTATCATTTCAACACACCTCCACAGCGTAGTATCTCCAACCACAAGAACCTTTAAGTATTCCCCGCTTGATCAATCCACGAACACAAGGAGCAGTTGAATGAAAATCGAAAGTCGCGTAACCAGTTTGGTAGTTACAAGAATAGTCGCTTGTTGAGATATCGAACTTTTCACCAGACTTCTTATCCTTCAAGAACTCCAAAAGTTCTTCAGTGTTTTTCCCTTTCGGGGCTTTGTAAGAAAATCCCATGATTATATCCCTCCGTTTACGAAACTGTCAGACAGCAACACCAAAGTATTATCACATTCTTTCATGCGTCTAATACGAGTTGCTTTATCATCCTTATTAACACAAAGGACATGAAGCCTAATGCCTTCAATTTCTGCTTTGACATCAAGGGTCAGCTTTTTCTCAGTATACAAATCCATGTATTTACGAACCGTAGTGGTTGAACATCCCCACTTGAGAGCAGCCATTTTAATTTTCATCCCGTTACTCAGGACTTCCCGTGCTATGTAAATTTTCGTTTTCGTGTCGTTCATTATCATGTTTCCTATATTGTTGATTGATTGTTGTGCTGTCAAAAAATTCCCTCCCCTTTCAGAGAGGGCAAAAACAACACACGATTTAACTTTTACAGACTGGTGTAAAGACCAGTGTTCTTTTCGATCAGTGAATGAAGCATGTCAACGTAAGCACCTTCAAAAGTAGCTTTAACCTTGTAGTCCATTCCCCAGACCTTTCCAAATTCCATGTCGTATGTGTCCATAGAATTCAAAGTGATCTTGATGTAGTTGACTGCCTTCGAACCACGAACCCGAAAACTCAGGGCATTACCGCAGTCAAGCAAATTTTTCGCACCCAACATATACAGGGCTTTGTGTCCGATTTGCTCTTTAATTGTGTTTGCTATTGTCATTTGTTTTTCCGTGTTTGTTTAATTTCTATACTCTAAGTATACACCATACAGAAATTATTTGTCAATTATTTTAGTGATGTAGTTCGCATTCTCTGAAATTAGAAATTCATCTTAATAATGCTAGGAACTTTCTTTTCACCTGCATTCTCAGGAACTTCAACATCTTCAACCATATCTTCGTAATGACCAACCCACCATTCAACAGTGGTTCCACAAAAAGCATTGATATAGACACTCGGACTTTTTGCGTAGGTGATCGGCTCAACATAAAAGTCAGCACCTTGTTCAACAGCAAAATAGAAATATCCGTTTCCCTTGACCAGTTCGACCTTATGACCGAACTTTTCGAAGATTGCTGCTGCCACGTTTTTCTTGGTAGCTTTCATTTTAAGCTTTGTAACCCAGAGCTTCGTATTTAGCTTTAACTGAATCAGTGTTGACTACCACTACTTCTTTACCAGATACTTCGTGAGTCAGTGTTACAGTGGTTTCGTTTGCTTTAGTGTTTAATTCGTTTGCTTTAGTGTTTAATTCGTTCATCGTGTTATCTCTTTGTTTGTTTGTATACTATAAGTATAGCACCTTGACAAATAAAAGCAAGGTCTTTTGACAAATAAAAAGGGGAATATATCACTATTTGATATTAGTATCACTTTTGGGATTAGTGATCAGGTAAGAACAGGATTGTGTGAGGCTCCTGTGTGCCTCTGTAAGCTTTTCTCAGGTCATCAGTGTAAGGGTGTCTTCTGCATTTCCCCCCGCAGGAAGCTCATCGTAGGCTTCTGAGCGTGTGCTGCAAGCCTTGGATATCACTACCCACCTGTGATTGCCCGTGCCTGTAATACTAAATTTCTCAAAAACGTACCATAGACCATCATGATTTTTTGTAACCTTATATCTCACCATCTCGTATTCTCCCCAGAAGTTCAATTGCTTTATTTAATTCTTTACGGTCAATCTGTTTGCCGTATTGTTCTTTTAATGCATCCATCGATGACTGCCCACTTCGAAGTTCAACCTCAACTTCTATTGTGCTGAACCTTTTTTTACAGATATAGCAAAACCACCTTCGGCGCGTATATCCATCCTTCTTGAATGTTGGCACTGGTGCATTTCTCATCTCGTAATCTTTAAGCCCACAAGCAGCAGAGCAAAATGCCTCTATCACCTGTAGGTCAGTTTGTGGTCTCCAATAGCGCGAGACAGGAAACCCATCCACAAAACTTGAACTGACAAAACCCCCGCACGTAACACAGTACCAACCTGATTTAAGATTTGGTCTGTAAATGCTTTTGTCGTTCATGAAGTAATGTCCAATATCTAAAAGTCATTCCCCTTGTTTTCTTGTACAACAATTTTTCTGTTGGTTTATTCTTGTGTAACCTTTTTGGGTTTCTGACTCTTCTGATATACCCCGCAAAATCTACATGTTTATTTCTGGGTTCATTCAATCTGTACCCTGTATAAATTCCCGCATACTCAGGAATGTCATCTTCAATTTTTGCAAGCAATAAAGCAGGAACCAGAAAACAAAAATAGTTGGCAATTAAATTCCCTCTCTGTAGTTCCTCATGTTTCATTCTGAATCTGCCCACCGTTTTCCTGAAGTCAGCTAGGAAATCTGATCGACTCGTTTTGATTTCAATTTCCTCAACCATCAGACTTCCGTTCCTGACACACATGATATCCATTTCATACCCCTGATTAAAATGAGTATTTGGAATCATCAGCGTATATCGTTGCTGTTGTGTGGCATTGAAAGCCAACTGTAATTCAAGGGCATTCATATTAGTTCAGCAATTTGGTACACATCATTATTGCTTCCCTTTCTGAAAACTCACTTTCCCCCGCAGCAACTAGAATCTGTGCGTATTCCGTAGAAGGAATTATTCTGAGCATGTGCTTCTTGCCCCGAAATGCTTTAGCGAACTCTGCATTTGATGCTACAAACTCACGGGTATTCATATTCAGGTATCGATAGCTAATGGGTTTTTCAGCTTCACTCTTTTTCATTGATGACCTCAAAATAATCTATGGTCTTGCATCTGGGACAGACCATAAGAATATCTTTACTGTTTTTTCTGGTGGTGAACTCAGTATTCTTACTTACGCCTGTCCACTCACAAGCCTTGCATCGAAGATCGATATCCCACAGAGAAACATCACCATCATTCTCTTGGTTGGTCATTTCCTGCCTCCCGTTCCTGCTTGATGATCAAGATTTTATAGACAGATATAATTGACCTCATAAAAAGATCAAGAATATACAGAAGCACCAACACGGCTAACAAATAAATAAACCATTCAGGTAATACAATTGTAATCATCGTTCCACTCCCCGTAAAATGTTTTAACTACTACCCACTTATGAATAATGCTGTGTGGGGTGACATCAGGAATATCCCGCACCACGCCCACAAAAGTCATGTCTTCATGCACTGCACCCCCATTAACATACTCAGTCAGGAAAACATTGGATTGACTGACTACCCTGTAATTCAGGGGATTCCTGCACTGGTACAAATAAGACTTGAATAATGCCCATCCAATTTGTGACATGTTTATAAGCCACTCCTGAAATGATTTTATTTTCATCCCTTGCCCTCAAATATGTAGGTCAAAAGTTTGGCTAATAATGCAGCAACCACAATAACCCAAAATGCAAAACCTATCCACATCATCAACTCAAATATGTCATCAGCAAAAAACCACCATCTGCCCCATTTGCATTCCATTATTTCGGGGGATAGGGTTCAGCCCCGTCTTCGGGTTTCTCCCCACTCAACGCACAGCATTTAAAAAATGCAGCATTCTGATGTAGTTGATCAATCCGTTCCCTTTGCCTTTTCTCAATTCCCTGATAATTGAATGTCACATTTTTTATTCGGTCATTCAATTCATCTATTTGTTTTTGTAGTGGGTCATTCACAGCAGCCCAATAATTAGCGAACCACCCTTGCACCCAACCAACATCCATATCTGTACGCCGTCCGGGATATTCAGCCCTATTAATTTTTTTCAAAGTCTTACAGAAATGTTCAGCCCAATGCAGTGCATCAGTGCTAGTTGTATTCAGTTCATCACTCATTGTAATTTCCCTTCATAGTATTCAATGGTAGGCAAAAGTTTGTTGATCTTATGTGAGGCATCAATTGTGATTGTCCATTTATTATCAACCCCCAAAGCATCTTCACCCTCAACCCCAGATTCACCAACCAGTTCTATGATTTCATCAAGGCAATTCCGATACCAAGAATATTCATCGAATTTAAAAATCAGCACATCACTCATTTTGTATCCATGTTATCGGTTGCCACTTTCCATTGCGGTTTTCAAATGAACCATCCTGCTTTAGATATAAGGTCTCCCCATAAGCATAAACATATTTCTTCCCATTAGGAAAAATTTTTATCCTTAGATAAATATCCGAACTGCCATATTGGAAAGCAATGTAATGCCACCCAAATAAAAAGTTGGTAAGTTTAATCCACCACATCTTTACTTGCCGTCATAATACGAACCGTTGTTGCAGTACACAATTCCGTACTCGACATAAGCAACCCCACCCCTGTCATATTGATTACACCAAAAAGCACCGTTCTCAGGGTACAAAGGATTGTCTTCCCCACACCCTATTAACAATGTAAATAGAATGCAAATAGCAGCTACTTGAATCATCATTTCACAGTAGGATATTTTTTGGTGTCTTCGGTAGTGGCTTTCCCCTCATCAACCCACCCAAACCCTACCCAATTTTTAACAACACCATCAAGAATAATTCTAGGATGTTTCTTTTCATTCCCTGCCACCATACGAATAGTGCTCACCGCACTTCTAGGAATAGTTTTAATCATTGTGTTTCCCTTCCTTGATTTCAGAATCGTAAATCATCTTTTCTTCATCGGGTAAAGTGTCAACTGCCTTGGTGACATTTACCCCCGCAAACAAGCTATATTTCTCCCTGAATACCGCAGTAGCTATTGGTGCAATTCCTTCCAGAAAAGTAAGGATAGCATTTGAGTAAACCTGAATTTCATATTGTGCATGTTCATGACTTCTCTCTTTGCAGAACCGATACCAGTTAAACAGGTTAGCAGTTGCAAACATATGCGAGTACGCCCCCACAGGTAAAACAGATCGTGCTAATTCTCTTGGGGTATCTGCCCGAAGCAATCTTTTGTACACCTGAAAAGAAGCACGGTTTGCAGCATCGATATCTGACTTTATCAGTTCAGAATAAGGATGCTCTTCCTTGGTTCTCATCTGCTTATTGTCCTTGGATTGCAAGGTAATCATTTCGGCTTCAGGAAGATAATATTCTTCAGGTAGTTCCCGATATCGTGCCGACAATTCATTATAGGATTGTGTCCTGTGTCTATGCCACTGGCGAAAAACAAAGATAGGTGCTTTCACTTCAAAAGTAATGCACGTTGATTCGAATGGTGTATTGTGTCCATTCATCAGCAGGTACTTAATAAGCCCCTTATCTTCCTCACGGGCTTCAGCATCATAAGAGACCCTAGCATTCCGACTGATAGACAGATCACCCCCCATGTAATCTACGAGCCGCACAAGCCCATGATCAAGAACCTTTACACTGTCACCCCGTTTCATGTGGCAAGCCCTCCTTCTACCTCAGCTTTGACTTCAACCCCACCCTTTGCAGATGTCCACGATGTCCACAAAGCACAAAATTCTGTTGCTGCTACTTCGGGGAATACTGATCTAGGTTGCAGGGAAGCATCGAACCCGCTTCGAACAACTATAACCGTGGGTGGATTGTAATGACACGTTCCTGCTGATTCATCCTTTCCTGTTTCCATTTCCCACCACTTACACGTATCACATGTTGTTTTTCTCATCTCGTTTATCCTCTAATTTGGTTTATGAAAACCACACCATAATGTTCTTGATGTAATAGGAAATGCCTCTGTAAACCCTGTCACACTATCCGCATAAGGCAGAACCTTTGGTGGGTAATATCGACATTGACCCTTCTTATGATTATCTGGTTTCTGGAACCAATAACGACAATTACCACAGATAGAATCAGTCATTAGAATTGTTTGCCTCCGAAGTGAGTACGGGCTTCCCGCTTGTGATCAAGTCTAGTTGTGTTGTAAAGCATCTTATCTGTAACCGCACCTTTAAGGTCATAGCCTTGATTCTCAGATACCGTAACAATCGATTCAATCAACATAGAGTAATTGCGGGTCATATCTGAATGGGGGTATCTGCTATAGACATAGGCAAGTTCAATTACATCTGCATTGATTCCCAGATGTTGTTTACCAATTGTGTTGTCTTCGAAGCACCAAACATTAGAAGGGTATCCCTGCTTGTAAAGAACCTTCATGTGCTGCCCAAAATCCAGAACCCTAATCAGGGCATCAGCTAATTCTACTTCCCCCATTTTCCTGTGGGGTAGGTGGTCATCCATCAAATCTTTTCGTTCCCCCTCAGTGGCTTCTGCTATCTCAGTAGAGACCAATTGAAGTTTCTGGTAGACACATTCATTAGGGTCATCCCACCAACCTACAGAAACATTCCACTCATAAATCTTTTTAGCGTACCTGTTGAAGTTCATAACCCCCCCATTAATTGAGCATAATTAAATTTAATTCCTAATGCTTTTTTGATGGAACCAAGAGTAGTGCTGAATGTTTTTACCTGTCCATTATAAATATTACAGTGGGTAGGAAGGTTAATATTTCCTTCGACAAATTGAATACCCTTAAGAGTGATACACCAATATCCGCTTGTTCTTTTGCTTGGGTCATTTGGATTAGGTTTCTCAACCACCAAACCCCAATATCTGAGTTTGGCAAAATCTCCCCCTCCCGCAGCAGGGTTGCCAAGTTTTTTTATATGATGAAAACCCCCACCCATTTTATAAAGCAGTATTAACTGGTATGCCATTTGTCCATATAATTTACGCCTGTAGATTTTCACTAACTGACCACAGCACGGACAATTGCTACCATCCAACATATCGAATTGTTCATTCATTGCTATCCCCCAATTGCAAAAAAGGACACACCCGAAAGTGTATCCTTAATTTTTTTACTGTTGGCTAAGCCCTAGCTTTCAGTTTCGTCATCATCGTCATCATCATCACCCAGAGAAGGGTGAACGGCGATAACCAGAGCAGCAGCTTTCTCAGCAGTCATAGCACCCAGAAACTTCTTCACAGCAGCTACAGTAACTTTGGGTTTGCCAATGTTACCTTCGATATAGCCCAACGTGATTTGCTCAAGTGCAACATTGTCATGCTCAGTTCCAGACTCTTCCTTTTTCTTGGCAAGAGCTTCCTTAATCGTTTCCTTCTGATCAGGGTGAACCTTGAAAACCATTGATGAAACTTTGGTGGTAACTTCATCACCATTGTCATCTGTCTTGGCTTTGCCTTCTTTCAGTCCCTTCACATATTCCTGAATTTCCAGAGAATTCATTGTGTCAGCACGTTTGACCCACTCAGCAACATTGTCTTCAGTAAGCAGATCGATTATGAAACGAAGTTTTGACCAACCGATTGATTTAACATCTGCCCACTTGATTCCCGCAGCAACCAGTTTTTCGTAGATGTTGACAAGGTACATGCACTTCCGATATGGAAGACCTAACCCTGTTTCGATGTAGTCTTTGAAAGATTCGTAGTCATTACCTTCCCACCACTTTTCTTCCTGAATCCGTTGAAGAACTCCACCAAGTTTAAAGTCATTGATACCTTCCGCTTCGATAAGTTCAGGGGCAAGTTTCAGTGCTTTTGCTTTGGTGAGATTTTCAACTTCGGTTGAAGACGCAATGATTAGATCACCTGTCTCCGCTTTGGCTTTCACAGCCTTCACAGCAGGAGCCTTTGTCGTAGGTTTGTCTGCTGTTAAATTCGCCATCTTTGGCGCAGTCTTCGATGTGGATTTTGCCATGTTTAAAATCTCCTAAATTTTCATGTTCAATTGTTTGACTCTGTAAGCTTAAACTATTTTATAATATTTGTCAAGCACAATTTGATACTAAGATCAAATATTTTCTACAGGGGAATGATCGATAGACAAATGTTTTGCATCCCCTTTCTTCCAAACACCTTTATCATCAGCAATACCTAAATGCATAAACAGGGTGCAAATAGCAAGCCCATAGGCATCAGATAAATTATCATCAGTGGTATCGTATCCCCAATTTTTATAGACCCCCAACATAATCAAGTTCTTTGCACACTGCCCCTTGCCCGTGACAAATTTCTTCAAAGTTGGTGGTGGTATTAATTTATAATCATACTCCGATTGCCACAAAAAGTATCGAATAACTGTCCCAACAGAATACGTGATTTCGTGATTATATTTGGAACCAAAAGAATATCCTTCTAGCCCAATCAGATCAGGTTTAAATTTTTTCAGCATATCAATTATGCATCCCCCGATATCCCCCAACCTTTGCATCTCTTTATGCTTGGAAGAATACACACCCTGATAAACCGTTTGAATAACACCCTTCTTGTTATCTAAAACTATTAATCCCATTTTGGTACTTGGGTCAATTCCTAGAACTCTCATGATTTATTTTCCTCATAACCTAGACATTTGACATCACACAACATATTGAATGCTCCGACTTCTGCGGGAGTCAATGGCCCATAGAAACGAGATGAAAATAAACTCTCAGATTTCATATAATGTTTGCTGTCATGAATCACTAAATGTAAACCACCATACTCATTATAAAAAGGTGATTCCCGTTGAGTTTCCCATTTACGCCTTGTCAATTTCTCACTCATTATGATTTTTCCTCAAAACAGGTTTCTCTGTAGGTGCATCTTTTTGCACGTTTGCATGTCATGTTAGGACAAATCCGTTTTGGCATTTTTCCATCCTTCTTAAATTTCTTCACTGCTAATGCTTTTGCGTACACACTTTCTAATCCTTTAGCATCCCCCCGCTTAACCTTAAACTCTTTGAATGGGGAAAAATTCGCGTCACTTACACCTTTGCGTCCTTCGAAATCATCCTTGAATCCAAACCCCTTGCAGCAGTAAAGTAGCAGCCCAAAATCCAAATTTATCTTCACATCAAAATCCATCCAAGTGCTGTGACTCAGTAGATCAAGATAAAACTGTGTTCGTTTTCTGTGCTCAGATAATGGGGCATGTAATTCCCTGAACTGATCTTTGTCGATGGTTTTAATTTCCACTGGTGTCAGGACATCATTTTTCCATAGCAGGAAATCTATCCCACAACTACAATCATATTCAGGGGAGTAGGCACGGGGTTCTATGTAGACACACATGACTCCATCTATCGAACAATTGTCACAGGTCTCAGGAACGGTTTGATATTCGTGAACGTAAAGGCAGTTCAAACATTCCCAATTCCCTAGCGCATATTTTCTCAACCACTTATCCCGCACCTGATCTTCATACCATCTGCCCACCTGAAAAGTCACGTTCAAAGAAGTTCCAAGTCTCCCATCTTTTCTGTTGTCTCCATCCCGCAAAAGAAACGCCCGTTCTCTAGGGCAAAATTCAATATCCTCTTTGGTCAATTCTGAGGCATGGAGTGTTTCAAGACTTCTGGGTTCATCAATCACAGCAAGTTCTTTGTGCAACAGATATTTCAATCCTTGCTCAGATTTCATCTCACTGGACTTTTTAAACTTAGTCACCATTCTGTAAATACCACTCCGCAAAATCGTTAAACAAATTCAGGGGAATTAATGCCCAATCATTACTTCTCTTATTGCCCGTTGAATCCACAAAAGAAATTGTGAGCACAGGAGTCAAATTAGTTTGCAGGGCTTCCACCCTGATTTTTTGTAGCCACTCTTCTTTGAGCGACATACTTTTATTGGTGGTTGATTTACATTCAATTCTAAACTGCCCTAGCACCCCATCAGATTTCATACCATCAATAGAACCAGACGCAATAGTTTGGACTGCCCCCATATTTTTAAGCACCCGTGTTTCCGATTTCTGCCCGTGCAATGGAACATCAGTCATATACGGATTTTTATTCTTCGTAGTCTTCCGCTTCCACTTCATAAAGTTCTTCCATTTTTGCTTCCATGATTTTGTCTCTCACCGCATCCAAGAGTTTTGGATTTCCGTAAAGTTCTTCCCGCACTGCTTTGTAAGTTTTATATTGCTGATCGAAGCAGGTTACAAATTTTCCTTCCTTGTACAACCATCCCAAATCTTTCAACTTAGTTGAAATAGTATTCCAATCATCAATGAACCCCACCTTTAATCCACCCTGATTAGTGATAGGGAAATCAAATACAAATTCCTTGGTGAGTGTTCTGACTTTGGTTTTGAAAACGGTTCCCGTAACTTTTTTATATGAAGCCCTATCTTTATTGATACTAGGTTCAATAATATCATTGCCCCGAACTTTCACGGTCAAAGCTGAATGATGTTTTAAAGCTTTTCCCCCCGGCATGTCATCTGGACTTCCAAACATCACCCCGATTTTATTTCTCATTTGGTTGATAATCAGGACAGTAGGATATCTTCCAAAACTGGTAGCCTTTGACATTCCAACAATCAACTTCTTCACCATCTTGGTTATAACCAGTGCTGCCCCTCCCACTTGCATCTTAGCAGCATCAGATTCATCCTCATTGATAGTTATCATTGCCCCGATTGAATCCAGTACAACGCACCCCACATCCTCAGCAGAGACAATCCCCTGAATGATATTGATTGCCTGTTCAGCATAATGGGGTTGAATAAGAGCAAGCTTTTTGGGGTCACAATTCACACCAATCATCGTTGCCCATTTCGGGTCAAAAGAATGTTCCAAATCGATGAACACATTTACCTTATCGGGTTCAAGTCTTTGGTTCATTGCAATTGCTTTCAAAGCAAGATTAGTTTTCCCGCTAGATTCCGCACCCCAAATAATAGAAGTTCTGCCCCGTGGGAATCCCCCACCAGTGGCATAATCGAATGGATAAATTCCTGTGGGCAACCTTTCAATATCCCCCACTTCATCAGCAGAAGTTACGAACTGTTCCCCGTGGGATTTTTTCAGGTCTACTTGAAGGTCACTTATTTTAGTCATTTTCTGTCACATACTCAGAAACGACTTCCTCCATTTTTTGTTCACACCATCCTTTGCAGAATTCATAATTGCCTTCAATCTCTTCTTCATCAACTTCACTAGGAACATGAAGAGTCACATGCACTTTCAGACTTTCATAATCCCCAAGATTTATAGTACGATCTAATCCGTACCCAACATTTGCCATTGGCTTATGGGATTCAACCACAGATTCAGCCCCCGCAGGAACTACCTCATAAAATTCTTCGGGGGAACCCTCTTCCTTCACAGAAACTTTTGCTGTTATGGGTTTACCTGCTTTCCCTACCTTCAACTTTGTTGGGGTAGCTACTATGGTAGATTCGGCTATATCAACAACCTCTTCATCAGGTTCAAAGGGTGGCTCATATTCAAAGGGTGGCTCATCATCCTCAAGTTCTTCCTGCTCTTCTTCAACAGGTTGGTCTGCTTCCTTGTGAACTACAAGCTTACCCTTCTTACCCTTTTTGATTGATAATTTCTTTACTGGCACTTCGATTCCTCCAATTAGACTTCAGAAATTTCTTCATGTTTTTGGCAGTCGCAGCAGCACCATCTTCTTCAGCAGCTTTCACAAATTCCACAAGCAAAGGTAGCTGATCGATTGTGACCAGTTTCAGCTTCGTGTCATCAAAAGTAAAAGCAGGGAAATATTCACGATGGTAATATCCACGCAAAGTATTGATATTGATTCCAAGCTTGTCAGCAGCTTCACTCAATTTGATAACCACATATTTAACTTTCTTGGATTTAACCAATCTGCTTCCATCAGAAAAGATACCATTCTCTTCCTTGTACTTATCCTGAACACGCAACTTTGCAGCAGCCTTATAAGCAGGGTCATCTGCATAACGCTTTTTCTTACGCTTGTTTATGTCCTTGGCATTTTCCTTGTACCAATCTTTAAACACCCTTTTTTTCTTAGATGTTTTTCTTCCGTTTCCCGTTCCCATCTCATCAACCTCCAACAATGTTTAATGCTTTCAGATTATAATATTTACATCTGCTCTTAAAATAATTCTTCAGCAACTTTATTGAATCTACAAAATCATAGACCAAAGGGATTTTCTTACCTTCCAATTCCCGAACAACTCTCCCCACCGTTTGTTCTATATTCGCTCTTGGTGTCATCAGTACCGCAGTGTCCCAATGTGGGAAGTCCGTGCCGTACTCTGTCATTTTATAGGTAGCCAAAACCACCCGTTTGTGTGCCTGTTCTATCAAGTCCTGTTTCGCTTGTTCAGTGTTCTTTTTCATGCCCACATAAAATCCTATGTCAGACATTTTCATTCCTGCATTCACCAGACATTCATATGCGTATTCCAAATGCTTTAGGGTTTCTGCAAAGCAAACAATATTCCTGTCCCTGCTGTAAGCAAACATAATTTTCTTGGTTATGATTGCTTGCCTGTTCTGGTGCTGCCCCAAAAAATTATTTAAGTTTACCGTTCTCCCTGCCTTGTACTTCACCCACATGGGAACCGTTACATCAACTTGAACCACCACCACATTGAACGACATGGGCAAAACATCTGCTTTAATAATCGTTCTTCCAATGTGATCTTTAAACACATGTTCTTTTCTATCTGATCTTTTTAATTGTGCCGACAATCCCAACCGATATTTTGCGGGAAGTTGCCACATGCACCCAACAAATTTGTCAGCAGCCATTAGATGAACTTCATCTATAATCACAAACCCGAATTGTTTATAAACCCAACTCGGATATCTTTTCTGTTTCATCATGGATTGCACGTAAGCAATGACCACGAATTTACCAATGACATTACAAATATCTCCCTTGATCAATCCAATATCTTTTGCATCCATTCCCAGAAACTTCTTCAGCGAATTTCTCCACTGCCCTTCCAAATCTGACTTGGTTATTAACACTAAGGTTGTCTTAGCAATTCTCGAAACAGCATAACAACCAATATAGGTTTTCCCAAAACCTGTACTAGCATTAACAATAATGCCAGTGCATCCATCTGCATACTCAGTATCGAATTCATCACATACCCTTTGCTGATCTTCGTTGCGGGGTTTCCCCGAAAACACAACATCAATTTCATACCCTTCTGCTCTTCGATCTTCTGCCCCCAAACAATATTTTGTTCTGGGTAGCATAATTCTTGGGCTACTCGTATTTTTACCAATAACCCTATAATTTATATACGGTTTTTTAAACCTGTCCACCAGACTATATTTATCCCTTAGCTCTGGGGTGTAATCAAATACCGCAGCAGCCCCCGTATAAATCGGATTTGAAACAGAGGCAGGAGATTGCTCCCTTGCCTCTCTCGCTAGTTTCAGCAACAAGGACATTAAACCACCGCATCCTCATCAACACCCGCTTCACCACCTACCGCAGTAGTCTTAGTTCCGAATCCTAGGGCAAGCAATTCTTCTGCTGAGTGAACCTTGATTACTTCATCGTAGTCCAGTGGCAACACCTTACAATCAGGGAATGCTTCTTGCAGTTCTGACAGGGTATTACTTTGAACATAATCAAAATCATCCCCCACATTGAACGCATCGGCATTGGTGCGAGTCACTTCAAAAGTTGCACCAATTAATCCATTCTCATATTTCTTTGCCTTTTTGCGTAGCTTGTCTGCCACACCAGTTTTGGCGATAAACAATTGAATAGACCCTTCGTATTCTTTCTTCTCTTTTTTGCTCATCCATTTTTCATGAGTGAGCACAGTGAAGACTGTTGCAAAGTAGGGAGTGTTCCCAGATGCACAGACAGGACATTCAACACCTGATACCGCATCGTTGATGCAAACGTACTTGGGGTATTTCTGAGCAGGATTATTAATCGTGTGTTCGTAATAGCAGACGCTATCAAGATCACCATCGACATCAAGCCCACCATCCAGAAAAGTAATAACCCGTTCTGCTTCTGGTTTCATGTAAAACCGAAATACCTGATTTTCCCGCTGTTCATCCCTAACCTGTGCTGCTTGCTGTTCCTTCACCAGTGCTTCTTTCGCTGCTGTACCTTTCTTCAACATCGAAGGTGCAGGGGTTTTTGCTTTCGCATCTTCCTCAGCATCTTCAGTTTCAACTTCAGGTTTAGCAACTTTCAACTTTACTGGTTTGCTTTCCGCTTTTGGTTTATTTAGTTTAAGAGCCATTTAGCCCTCCATTTTTGTTTAAGTTAAATTGTCCTATTGGACAACGCAATTGTCTCATTAAGAATTTTATTTGTCAAGAAATAGACTCTAATAATTTCAAGACTTCGGCATCTGGCATCTGTCCCAAATCCCCAAATGGTTCTGGTGGTTTCAAATGTGTAACAGGAATTTTAGTAAAGAATTTTGAGATTCTTTCCCTGCCTTTATCCCCACCAACTCCATTATCAAATATCGTTATAATTTCATCTGCCCCCGCAATTCGTTTGATCTTGTCTATCTGAACCTGTGTCGTTTGCCCAGACAAAACATTGTTGTAATGAACCCTGATCTTGGCATAATCAAATTGACCTTCAACCAAAATCACAGGCTCTTCTAAATCAACATGGTCTTCCCCCATCCACACGCTAGGATTTCTCACCCCGTTGCTAGGATATGAATAATATCTTGGTTCGATATCCTCCAAAAAAGTTCTTCCATGTACCCCCATCAAAACCCCGTTCCAATCTCGTATCGGAAATAATAATCTACAGCTTTCAAAATCTAACCGTATGTCAATCTGCTCTGCTAACTCCGCAGAAATTTCCCGCACCTGAATATAGGGATGGGAATATGCGGCGGGGAAAGTGTGAAACCAATGTTCATCGAAGGGAACCAACTCAACAGGCTTTTTTGCAATCTCTGTTTCGTAGTCAGGAAATTCTGGGTCTTCATCATATTCCTCCCCATCAATAATCTGCATTGCTTTCTTTAAATCTATTTTGTGTGGAACACTATCCCCGTATTTGAATTTTAATTTCTTGTAAACCTCATACGGGGTTCCCCGTTCTCCACAACTAAAGCAATTATATTTTGACTCCCCGCCCGTGATAGTCATTCCACTGGAAGGGTGATTGTCCACCTGTCCTTCATGTAGGAACCTAGCAAACAGACATCTACAGGTTGCCCAATTTGAAGTTGTGGTGGTGACTTCCCCGCCCAACGCAGTGAGGAAATCAACTACCTGTTCTTTTTTCACTATCCGTATTTGAGTCTGCGATTGCCTTCTTTAATATCGGTCAGAACTTCCATTTCATCAGGACTAAAATATTTATCCAGATCACCCAAAGCAAATTTTGCCAGTTTCAGGGCAAGACCTTCTTCGAAAGCTTCCAACGCGATTACAACTTCATCAGTGTCTTTGATGTTGCGTGACTGAACACGGGCAGAAACACCCATAACCAAATCCCCGTTAATCAGATTCACGGATGCTGTCCCATCAAGTTCAGGGTCAACAAGTCCACGAATTTCTTTTTCAATAGGGTTAAGTTTGTCGGTAAGATTTTTGGTCTTAGCAGCCAGAACAGCGATTTCCTTTTTCAATTTGAATGCTTCAGGAAGTAGTTTGGTTGCGACCTCAATTCCAGTAGAAGAAGTGACCGCAGATTTTTTACCTGTTGCCAACTTTACTTTTGATTTTGTCTTTAGCTTAATTGCCATTTTTATATCCCCTTGCTTTGTTTGCCAAAAAGCCCCAATTAAGGGGCAGTGATAAATTTGGGTCAAGTGTCTCACCGTGAAAAAGGAACAGTGGTCTATCCTCTAGCATTTCTTCATCTTGCTTGATGTTGGCTATTGCATCCTCAACGAGATTTTGCGCCCATTCATGATTAGTTACTTTGTCCTTCTGTATTTACTCCCTTGGGAGTCCGTGTAACTAACTGCTAATCCTCTTGGAAAGAGCCGAATCATCCTTAGCAGTAGAGTCATCGGTTCTGGTTGGCTTACCTAATTCGGGCAGTACCCTTATTACCAACCACCTTCTTATCTTCACACCATGTTTGTTTCTTATATTCTCCTGAGTTGACAGGGTTAATCGAATGTTTCTTAACTTGTTCCTATATAATAGTACATGTAATAATATTTGTCAAGCCTTTTTATTGAAAAAATTGACCCCTATTGACCCCCCCTATGTGGCAAACCACTTTTTAGGGTAATTACATGTCCAAACAAAATGTGGCACACCCTGTTGCCCCCTCCTATTTTCAAGATAGGTTTCTAGTCAACCACAATTTCCTGCTGTGGTTCATTTCCTTTTGGCTTCTTGGGTAGCTCAGAAAAATCCATGTTCACGAAATCCCACTTGGTATTAAATTTTCCAACCTCCCCATCCCTGCCCTTCAAAATTCTGACCTCACGGGTCATGATAGTTTCAATACTTTCTTCCTGCATGAGACCCAACACCACGGAACTCAATTGTCCAATCTCATCTGTGTACCCGATATCTTCCAGACCAACCTGCTTGTCTTTCTCCATTTTCTTTTCTGCCCCCCTATTGAATTGCCAACTTGCTACCACTGGAATATTAAATTCCATTGCAAGCATCTGCTTTAACATCCGTGCATTCTCAGCAACCTTTTCATATTTCCCCATCCTTGGATTTGGATGTGACAGCAGGTACGCACCGTCCACCAAAACGAAATCAGGATTAACCTGCATCACCAACTTCCAAATGTCTTCAACCATCGAAGCAATATCACCCCCCGCTATCCAAAATGATTCTTCAAAGTCTTTCAGGACATCCAGTTTGCTGAGTAGGTCTGTGTATGATTTGGAGGGAAGCTGAGCTTTCTTAAGCTGAGTCAGGTTGTGCTTGGTGTGCATTGAGGCTAATCGTTGCTCTATGGCAAGCACAGGCATTTCAAGGGTGACATACAAAACCGTCTTATGTTGGTTATACCACGCATTATGAGCCATGAACAAAGTGCTCCACGTTTTGCCCATTGCAGGTCTTCCCACAATCGAAACCAGATCACCCCCTGTCATTCCCCCAGATAAAATATCTACTGTGGGATAACCCATGAGCACCGTTCCATCCATGCCCAACATTTTCTTTGCCTTGTACGCTTGCTCTATAAATTTCCGTGCGTCCTTGAAATCGACAATCGATATTTTGGATGTTGCCTTGTGAATTGTCATCAAAGTTTCAGTCAAGCAATCGATACCTGCCTGAACATCCATCCCCTCTTTTTGTAGGAAGGGTTTTACATCCGCATATCCTTTCTTGATTGTATCGGAAATATATCTTTCCCGAACCTGCTTGGCATAATAGGAACTGACTTCCTTGGCAATAGGTAAACTTTCCAACCCCATATCTGTCAGCACTGTCTCAGATTTTGGCATTGATTTATGTTGGTAGATAAATTCTTTTATGAAATCATAGATTTCTTTCTCATGTTCTTTCAGGGTGACAGGGTTGACATCCAATTTGGAAAAGGCTTTGACATCACCCTCATTCAATAACGCAGAAACGAGCTTAAGCCCGACACTTAATGACATTCTTTTTATCCCCTTATTTTAATTCTAGGAAATGATTATCTATATGGGTTCTCAGAACCCCACCGTATTGTTGATTAATGTAATCTAATGTTTCGACATATAGTACTACCTGCCTACCTTGGCTATGACTCTTGAGCACCCAACTTAATACATTGGACATTTCCCATGTAGCCACATTGCCCCCCTCAGATTTATCTAACGCGAAGTTTGGAATGCAAATCAATTTGCTCTTGGGTGAAGCCCCTGATTTAATTTCCTTGATCAAATCCTGTAGGGTAATAAATCGGGCATCAACAAAGTTACGAGTCAGTACCCCCACCATGCTGTACATCCTGTCTATGAAATTATGCTTGCCCTCAATTACTGCCCCGCTAATTCCTTTGGATTGATGAACCCCGAACCCTTCCAGATATTTAACATCCTTGGAAAGCAAAACCCCTTCCGAAGTATTGTAAATAAAATACTCTGGAATCCCTGCTTGCTCTGCATACATCTCAATATTTTGAACCATACGCCAGTGCTTCTTATATTTAAGAATTCCTGTGGCGTAATAATCTGCATAGACTGACATGTGATGAACTTCATCTTCCGACAAATCATCAACTTCAACATCTTTGGTCTTCAATTTAATTCCCATTTAGTTTCCCCGCAGCTTTCAATAATGCTTTGGTATATGCATCCGTGACAGGTTTCTTATTTACTTTGAGTTTCGTTTCTGGATTAAGTTTGATCTTAGTATCACTTTTATTTTTGTAGAACATCAGGGCTTGATTCGCGTTATAAACAAAATACTTTATTTCTGGTGACACAGGTTTCTGGGTTCCTCCAATGTGCAGGTTTACGAATTTAACGAACCTCTCCCAATCACCCACGCAATATTCAACCACCTTTTCAAAATCGGTTTCCAGTTTCTTTGCAGCCTTATTCATTATCCCTGCTTGAACTTGGGTAAACTTTAAATCCACATCCATAGACAGATGTTCGTTTTGGAAATCGACACAAGCGTTTCTCCAAATATCAATAGGATTCATTTTCTTCTTTTTTGTTTTCCCTAACTTCACTAAATCCAAATCTGCTATTTTCATTTTCTCTCCTACCCCTTCCGTAGAATCGGAATTTGATTTTGTGATTTCTGATTTCGGAATCACTTTACTACCTTTATTTACTTCATTATCTACTACCTTATTTACTAGGGTGACTGTGTGGCACTGGTCTGGTGACTGTGTGGCACTAGGGGGGTGACTCTCTGGCACTAGTGCTAGTGACTGTGTGACACTAGTTGACTCCCCTTTTTTAGCTTCGTCAATCCTTTTATCCAAAACTTTTTCATCAATAGTATAGTGATTTCCTTTGCCCATAATTTTCTTGATGGTAATCAAATCATGATTGGCTAGATTTTTAATACTCCTGATAACCTGTCTTCGACAACACCCACTAAGATTTGCCAAAGTATTAAACGATGGATAGCAAAAACCTTTATGATCAATTTTGTCAGCAAGAATAGCCAACACCAATTTTTCATAAAGGCTAATGTTCAGACGATTCCGAAGAACCTTCTGGGTTAGCTCAAAAGACATTTTACTTCTTCTTGGGCTTGTCCTTCTTCGGGGGTTCCACCACTTCATTCAAAATCTCAAGAGCAGCATCCCCCAACTCCGTGCCTTTGACACTGGTAGCTACACCAGTTTCTTCATCGACAAAAACGATATCATCTATCTTGGGAACCACTCCCGATTTTTCCAGAATCTTCTTTGCTGCACCATTGGCTTTTCCCAACACCTTATCAATAGCAATGACATCCGCTTTCTTACCTTTCGGTTTCTTGGCATCGGGTTTTGCAGGGGCATACATGGTTAAAAAATCTGCCATGCTTTCTGCAACCACTTTCTTAACTGCGTCTGTTGGCTCACAGAAAATTGCCATGCTCCGAAGAATACGCTTGCCCAAACTGGTAAAATCTTTGGACAGTTCCTTGTACAACTTTTCGTAACCTTCTTGGGTTGTGGGGTCTCCGTACCCATCAAGAGTTTTATCAGATGTCAGGACAAAAGAAATTCGGTTAC